GCTCTTCACTCCACCAACTGCATCTCGGCAGTCAAGGTCGAAACCCGTAGTTAATGCACAAGAAGTATATGCCATTTTGTTTTTGTTTTAGAGTGAAGGGGCGACCGAAGCCGCCCCGTTAAATTAAATTGCTACTTTACCAACTTGGTCTGGAAATGCAACTGCTGTTCCCATGATGAACTCACAGGCAACACGGATGCTGCGATTGTCCTTACTATACCAAACTTCAAGTCCTGCTGATGTGTCTGTGTCAAGGTCTAATCCAAGAACAAGGTTGTTCAAAGATGCTCCGTAAACACCATTCAATCCTGTAAGACCATTCACACCAATCACTTCAATGTTGGTTCCTGGGTACACTAATCTGAACGGGTCAAAATCAGAACCATAGTTTGCAAGCTGTCCACCTGTAGAAGTCAATCCGCTACCATCTAAAAGACCTGCGGCCATTAAACGATATTTGTCCAATCCGCAGAAGATTTTAAAATCATTCTGTGCAACTGCTGCTGATGGTGACAATGCATAAACACGCTGAATTGCTTCAACCATGTCCGCAACTGTCAATGGTGAAGACAATGTTCCACCATTGTAGGCTGCTGTGTTGCAATCTGTAAATGATGCTGTTTGCTGAAGTATACCATCGAACATATCAAGGTTTGTTCCAGATGTACCTGCACCATCACCTTGCCAGATGATTTTTTCAATTTCATCTTGAATCTTTTCAATCAGATAATTGCTGAATACTTCTTCAAACGGCATTGAATCTTGGATTGCTCCAGGTGCCAACTGCGTAGACAAATAGTAATTTTCCAATTTCTTTGGACAAAATTCCATGTTTATCTTCACGTGTTTTGCATCAATGGTTTGCTGTGTGAATGTCACATCACCATCTGCTGAAAAAGAACAAGTAGCACCTGCTTGTGCCATGTTCACATCAACATCCATTAAATTCACAGTTGTTGGTCCTTTCACACCTAACTGCTTTCTCATTAGTTCAGCAGTTCGTCCACCTGCTAATGCCTTTGTCAGCAATGGAAACTGCTGCTCGTTTACGAATGGGCTTAATGCCAATACATCAAATGCCATGATTTTTGTTTTTTATGGTTTAATTTTTTTATTACTTCTTTAATGCTTTTCTCATCTTTTCAACTAGGTCAACATCAGATGTTGCCTTTGCGAATGGATTGTTCACCTTCTTCGTTGGTTCAACAGATGGCTTTGCGGCCATCTTTTCCACGATGTCAGTAATCATTCCAATGGCTTTTTCCATGTCATCGAATCTGGTGTTGATTGCTTCAACTGCTTCAGCAGATGCAAAGTTGTGTGCTGCAAGAACATCAGCAGCAATGGCTGACATCTTCACGTCCACATCTTCTGTGGACATTTCTTCCTTGTCCTTTTCTTCTGCTTCAACTTCTTCTTCAGATTCTTCTTCTTCAGATTCTGGAGCCATTACTTCAACAACAACTGCACCTTCAGTTCTGATGATTGTGCCATCTTCAAGTTCATGGTCACCATCTGGTGCATCAATTTCATTGGCTGCTTCGTCTATAACTTTTACAACTGCACCAACTTCAACAGCAGGTTCAATTCTTACAATTGTTCCATCTACCAATTTAGCATCCAAAAATGCAGCTTCAACAGTTTCTTCTGTTGCTTCTGTTGATTCTGTTCCGAAAAGTAGATTCTTGATTTCTGGCAATTTATCACCAACCAATTCTGAAATATTCATAGCTGTTCCTTTTTCTTAAATAGATAATGTTCTAATGTGTGCCACTTACTTTTGAATGGCATCAATGACTGCATCAATCACTTCTTGGTCCATTGTCATTTCTTTGTCTTCTCTGAAGATGCCTTCAACAGAAAAGCCCTTCAGCATATAGCCATCATCTTCCTTGATTTTCTGCCACACTTCATCATTTTCAATTCGCATACTTCCAAACCAACTTCCTTGTGGCACATCTTGGAATCCTTCTGGCACACCTTTCACATCATCGACAATCCAAGATTCAAAGATGAAGACATCATCCACAGGTGTTTCATGCATTTCATTGACAGCCTTGGTCAATCCATTCTTCATGAACTTGTATACAATCTTTCGAATCACGTCTGATGTGAAAACAACATACCATTCTTTATCATTCCATTTTCTGTAAATTGGAAGATTCGAAATCATAAATGGTCCCGTGATTATGCGCTTTTCTTGGTTTTCAATTTTGAATTTGTATGGTTCCTTGATTTTACTGAACGCCATGAAGTCACGTTCAATGGCAGGTTCATCGACTAAACTGACGAAATCCACGCCACTTTCATCATCATCATCAATGGTCAAATAGACCAATGGTATTTTCTTTGGTTTTTCCATGTTTATCCGCTTGTGCCAAATGTGGCTTGGTTTTGTATTTGCTGTACATTTTCTTGACTGCCAGACAATTGTGATTCCACAACAAATGCTTGGACAGGTGCCAACTGCGCGGCATCTGCATTGGTGATTTCAGTTGTGCTTGTTGCTAATGTTGACACACTTGGTGCAGCAGGTGCGCTGACACCGCCCGTGACATTTCCGCCACTTGGTCCAGGAACACCACCAAGAATATTTTGTGCTTGTGCAACTGCTGACACAACAGAACCAACCATTGATGCAATGTAGGCCACTTGCAAGAATGGTGTTGCAGGTGTTGGTGGAGTAGATGCTGCACCTGTTGCACCTGCAATTGCTGATGAAATTGCCATTGCTGTGTTGATGGCCAATTCTGCGATTGCAAAACCTTTGGCCGCAACAACACCTGCTTCACCCTGCTGCTCCAAGAAACCTGCAATCTGGCCCAATGCATTGGCTGTTGATTGTGCCGCCTGTATTTTTGCATTCTTTAAATCTTCTTCTTCCTTCTTCTGTGCTGCTGCTGCTGCTGCTGCATTAGTGACAATCTGGTCATTGATTGATTCTTCTAATGAAACACGTTCTTCACCATGCTTTGCTCTGATTTCATTTTCAATTCTCAATGATTCATCCAGAAAGGCCTGTTCAATTTCGGCAAAGGTTTCCATATCTGCCATCTGTGCAGATGCTGCTGCATTAGCAGCTTGCCGTTTGACTGCTTCAATCGCAATTGCATCATCTATTTCCTTCTGAATCATTTCTTCAGCAGACATAGATTGTCGTTCTGCCAAATATGCTTCCAATAGATTTTCTGCTGCAATCTTTGCTTCTGCAATTGCATATGCTGCATCTGCTTCTGCCTGTGCTTCTTCTTCTGCGGCCTTCTTCTGTTCCTTCAGCAATGCCACATTTTCAGCAATCAAGGAATTTGCATTGGTCAATTGCTCGGACCTTTGGCCTGTGATTCGCTCACGCAAATCTGCCAATTCCTTTTCTGAATTGATAACTTCAATCTGTGCATCAACGCTTTCTTCATTGATTGACAATTCCAGAACAGCCAATTCTTTCCTTTTATCAAACAGCTTCTTTTCTTCTGTGGCCTGTTCATCCAGAATGCCACCAAGTCTGATGTTTGCTTCTTGTCGTTCTTCAATTGTTTTGCTTACATCATCACGTATCTGCCTTTGCAGTTCAGCTTCACGCTGATATTGGAAAAGCAAAAGTTGTTGCTGTGCTTCTGCCAATTTCACTTCATTGGTCAATTCTTGGATTCTGGTTGCTGTATCAAACGCAGCAGTTCCTGCACCAACAATTCCATCAACAAATGCGTTTTGTTGTTCAATGTCCATTGCCGTAGCAACTTGCACTAAACCTTGGGCCGTTTGTTGCAGCCCCCTTTGTACTTCATCCCAATCTAAGGTGAACGCTCCTTTTATTTGTATGCCTACACCTTCAGCGACAACACCTATTCCTTTTATGCTTGTGATAAATCTATTGAATACGCCAGTAATTAAATCCTTAATGGCTTGCTGTGGATTCTCAAAGGCATCCATAATTGCCTTGCCCAATGGTTCCACAGCCTTGAACATTTCATTGAATAAAACTTCAATTGTTTTGAAGACAACGCCCAATGCATCGGCCACCTTTTGATTCTTCATCAATAGGTCTTTTATGAAGTTGAATACTTCAGCAGCAATTGCAATTAGTCCAAGTGATTTCAACACAGTTCCAATTGAACTGCCAAAACCTTTCATTCCTTTGCTTGCAGATTCTGCACCTTTTTCAGCAGATTTGAATCCACCTTCCATCTTGCTTTTCAGCTCCTTGGTTGTGGCTTGCAAATCTTCCATTTGCTGCTTCAGTTCATCAATCTCTGATGTAGCACCTTTAGTCTTTAC